TTACTTGTCAAAAATGGCTATTGCATCGTGTTTTTTCTGAGTATATAAATGGCTGTAAGTGCCCATCGTTTCAGTGATTTGAGCATGTCTCATGAGTGACTGTAAAACGAAAATATCTACACCATTATTTGCAAGATAAGATGCATAAGAATGTCTTAACGCGTGAATGTTATAATGGGGGAAAGCTTTTTGGAATTTCTTTTGAACATGACTGTAATGTTTGGGAGCCATTCCTCCGAAAATAAAATAACTGCGTTCATCAAAATATTTGTTTAACTCTTTTTCGCGTTGGTGTCGTTCAGTTAACATTTTATTGATGAATTTCGGTAAAGGAACAATATCCTCTGAACTATCTGTTTTTGGTCTCGGATATATAGTTCTATTAGAGATGTCCATTGTTTTATTTATGGATATCTCTTTTTTATATTTATTGTAATCTGTCCAAACAAGAGCCATAGCTTCGCCAATCCTCAAACCTGTATAAAACATTAATGTAAATAACTCTCTGTAATCTTGCTCTTCAATGTCTTTGATTCTTTCTTCAAATTCTTCACGCATCATAAACTTAGGTTTTGGTTTTACACGCGGAATAGGTTTAATTGATATTGTTGGATCTGTAAGTAATCCAAAGTATTTTTTAGCATAATTAATTACAACTTTAAAACCTGACCAAATTGTACGAGCAGAATTTGTTGATGCTACATTCTCTATTAGATATTTACGAAACTCTTGGCATTGATTTTGTGTTATCTTATTCATTTTTATGTGCCCGAACTTAGCTTTAAAGTGTTTATGATATTCATTTTGTTTGCGTCGTTTTGTTTTAGGTCTCAAATCGCTATTTTCTAAATAGTGATGAAAAACATAATCAAATGTTTTTGAATCACTATATCCTTCGTTTACGTCATTCAAAAAAATAGCCTCTGCTCTCTTAGCTTCACGCTTAGTTGAAAAACCGCGTTGCATCTTACGTTTGTTATTACCGTATACATCTTTATATCTAATAGAAAAATACCATTTACCTGTATTATCATCCTTATATACTGGCATTTTGCTTCTCCTTCCTCAAAATTGGCAAAAAATAATAAGGGTAGGCGGGCTACCCGAAAAATAATGATTATGACATAATTAATAGATTTATATCGTTTCTTTATAAGAAATATCGACATCCAAATGGAATTTCTCAGACTCTACAGTTTTATTGTCTTCGTAAATTTTTAAAAAACTTTTTGGTAACCCATCATCTCCTGTGTAGAATAAATCATATGAAAAAGTGTCATTATTATTTAAATGGAACGTTACTTTACCAATATTAAACCCAGAATAAAATTTTGATTTATGACCATATTCTTCTCCTTTTTTAGTGCCGTTATGTCCATAAATGTTGTATTCTTCTTGAAGGTACTTTCTTAATTTGACATCAATCTCTTGAGCGGTAACAAATTTTTTATTTGTCGAAACTTTATTGGTAGAAATAGTTTTGTGATTTCCATTGATCCATATATTTATAGGTATATTTCTAGGTTTATCTAGATATTCGTTAGTAGCTGTGACTCCACCATATATGTATTTATTGTTACACTGGCCATTATAACTAATACCAAAAACATCAAGTTTTTTTCCCTTGAAATTACTAAGTTTATTAAAATCTTTTGATTCTGAAATTAAATCATAAGATTCATTTGAAAATTGTAGTTGATTAGCTATAGGAGTATCATTGTCTTTTACATCTTTTAAATCTACAAAGTCTTTTTTTGTATAAAAATTCCTGAGATTATCAATTCCTATATCACCTTGAGCGCTGGCACTATTAGAGACACTTAAAGTTATTATATTTATTAATATGATAACTATTAATTTTTTCATTGCATTTTCTCCTTAAATTATATTTATTCAGTCTTCTCATATGAAATCTCTACATCCAAATGAAAATTCTCTGCATCTATAGTTTTATTATCATTGTAAATTTTTAAAAAACTCTCTGCTTGACCAGTTCCGGTGTAAAACAAATCGTATGTAAAAGAAGTTTCATTATTTAAATGGAAAGTAATTTTTCCTTTGTTAAATCCAGAATTAAATTTTGACTGATATCCATATTCCTGACCTTTTTTTGTTTTATTAAAACCATATATATTGTATTCGTTTTGTAGGTATTTTCGTAACTTAATATCAATCTCTTGAGCAGTTACCTCTTTTTTTTGAGTAGAAACCTCGTCTGTAGATATAGTGTTTTGCTTACCATTGACCCAGAGATTAATAGGTATATTTCTAGGTTTATCTAAATTTTGATTCGCCAACGTAATTCCGCCATACATATATTTTGTATTACAAAGACCTGAGTAACTTATTCCAAAGATATCTACTTTATGATCTTTTAATCTCTTCGCTTCATATTCATTATGAAACTGTGAATATAAAGTGTATTTTCCATCAATATACTCTAATTGATGAGAAGTAGAAAAATTTCCAGAACTAACTCCTTGAAGCGTTTCTGGTTGATAATTAGTATAAAAGTTTCTAAGGTTGATTACCCCTACATCAGCATATGCTAGATTGTTTTTTATTAAAAATGTGAAGAAAAACAAGCTAACAGTGAGTACTCTAAATATTTTATTCATTTTGATGGCTCCTTTTTTTATATTACAACGCCATATAGGCATTTTTAATCACAATACAACTTTTTCCATCACTTTAATGTTTTATCCATAGAATTCTTGTATTTATTGAAAGTAGCATCATCGATATCACCGTTCATTTGTATTAAAAACTTACCTTTAGAATGGGTATGTGAATAGAAAGCTGCACTTTCTTTACCTAATTCATCGTAATATTTTTTAGTTTGTTTTAGATCATCACTATTTTTAAATTTCATTACTCTAGCATTTTTATCATCTTGAACAACAAACATTTTAGCTTCGTCCGTCTTCATTGGAGCAAGCCCAAAGTCTTCACGTGTCATTTCTTTTTCGTTGATAACATTTAATTTATTATCTTTAAAACCTTTAACGATATCATTTGTAGTATAGTTCTTGCTTTCCTCTTTCTTATCTCCGTCGTTGCTACCACAAGCGCCTAAAATTAACGTACTTACTAATACTAAACCTAATAATCTTCTCATTTTCATTTCTCCTTTATTTATATTTCTTTATATTTAAAAACTCTCAACGGCTCAAATGTAATAGAATACTCGCCATAGTGAGTTCCAATACCATATATCTTTTTATAGTGATTAATTGCTTCTAATATGTATTCTTCGCTTAATTGTAGATACTCAGACAACTCATACAAGTTACGTACGCCATAATTGTAAGCTTCTACAATTTCACGTAACGGGACTGCTGAGATAAAGCCGTGTCTACGTGCGTAATTTTCGAACTTGCGATTGTTGAATTTCGACTGATCTAAAATGTTGCCATACGTCAACTTATGGTGGGCAAGTTCTTCATATAATACTTCTGCTTTGCGTCTTTCAGATAAATTTTTATTAATTAAAATTACCCCATTATCATAGAATCCTTCGAAATTACCTAAAGACTTCCCGTCATCGATTGGTATTTCTTTATTTTCAATAACCATCTTTTCGTATAAATACATAAAATTACCCCTTACTGATTTCGGTGTGCTTTTCTAACTAACTCCGCATACTTTCTAATTTCAATTAATTCTTCCTCTGTAAAATCTCCATCTAAGTGCGCGGCGATAGTATCTTGTTTTGTAGATTCTTCGCGTTCAGCAAATCCTAATAAATATTCTGTTTTTATTCCAAGTACTTTCGCAAAATCTTCAGCACGATTCAAAGGGAATTCTCTAGTTAAATTTAAATATCTTGATACTGCTGATTTTGCTACACCTACACGACGAGCTAATTCACTTAGTGACATATCTTGTTCTTTCATTGATGTTTTAATTATTGTGATTATTTCATCATTAGTTCTCATTTCTTGTATCTCCTGAATTGAATATTTGTTCTTATTTGTGAACGATTTGATTATAACATCGTTCCCAAAAGAATACAATATACAAGAAAGAAAAAGCTTTTTGAATTTTTTTTAGCCAAAAGTGTTGACGAATGAGAACGTCAGTGATAAATTGTAATTAGTTCTCAAACGAGAACGACAGGAGGTGCAAACGTGGTACTAAATTTAAAAAGATTGAGAGCGGAAAGAATAGCTTGTGGTATTACGCAAGATGAAATGGCTCATAAAATGGGGTGGAAAACAAGAACACCTTATGCAAAGAGAGAAAATGGAATAGTAGATATTGGAGCGAATGAATTTATTAAAATGGCAAAAATATTAGGTTATGAAACAAATAACTTAGATATTTTTTTTACCAACAACGTTCCCAAAAAAGAACGACAAACAAATTAGAGGAGGATACTCAAATGCAAGCATTACAAACATTTAATTTTAAAGAGCTACCAGTAAGAACAGTAGAAATTGAAAACGAACCTTATTTTGTAGGAAAAGATATTGCTGAGATTTTAGGATATGCAAGAGCAGACAATGCCATTAGAAATCATGTTGATAGCGAGGACAAGCTGACGCACCAATTTAGTGCATCAGGTCAAAACAGAAATATGATCATTATCAACGAATCAGGATTATACAGTCTAATCTTCGATGCTTCTAAACAAAGCAAAAACGAAAAAATTAGAGAAACCGCTAGAAAATTCAAACGCTGGGTAACATCAGATGTCCTACCAGCTATTCGCAAACACGGTATCTACGCAACAGACAATGTAATTGAACAAACATTAAAAGATCCAGACTACATCATTACAGTGTTGACTGAGTATAAGAAAGAAAAAGAGCAAAACTTACTTTTACAACAAGAAATCGGAGAGCTAAAACCCAAAGCAGATTATGTTGATGAAATCTTAAAATCAACTGGCACATTAGCTACAACTCAAATCGCGGCAGACTACGGTATATCAGCACAAAAGTTAAACAAACTACTACACGAAGCTAGATTACAACGAAAAGTAAATAAACAGTGGGTACTTTACTCAGAACACATGGGCAAGAGTTACACAGAATCAGACACTATAGCAATTGTACGCTCTGACGGTAGAGAAGACACAGTTTTACAAACTAGATGGACACAAAAAGGCAGATTGAAAATACATGAAATCATGACTGAATTCGGTTATGAAGCTAACGTAACTGCTTAACAGGAGGGCGCAGCAAATGCAAGCTCAAAACAAAAAAGTCATTTATTACTACTATGACGAAGCCGGTAATAGACGACTATTATCAATTGGTAATTTAGATACCTATTTATTAGCAGATATCAAATCAAGATTTGGTTTATATAAAAAGGCAATCCCTGATTTAGATAATCTATACATTCAAATAGATGGTATCGAATTTAAATTATATTAAATTTTTGGAAATGCAAAGGAGGCACAACAAATGTTACAAAAATTTAGAATCTCGAAAGAAAAAAATAAATTAAAACTCAAATTACTAAAGCATGCTAGTTACTGTTTGGAAACAAGTAACAACCCTGAACTGTTGCGAGCAGTTGCAGAGTTGCTTATAAAGATAAATCGATAAATAGCGAAGGAGTTGATTTTTTATGAATTCGGAACTAATTCTTGCAGGTGGTACTTTAGGATTAATTTTTGTGACGGTAATTGAGACTTATAAAAGTCGATCCTCTTTAAAGGAGAAAGTAATTGTGTCGATAGCTGCGGTAATTTCAGTTCTTCTGATAATTTCTCTGATTCTTCTAACGATTTAATAATTATCAGGTGAGAATAATAATTTAAAAATCGACTTAAAACTTCTCTGGCTTGTACATCTTTTTCATAATCATGTTCGAAAAATTTAAGTGCTAGATTGTATTTCTTCCAATAGTTAACTATATCGGGAGGTACATAACTAAAGTTTTTAATGATTATTTCAGAAATCTTATCTTTGCGGTGATAAGAGTAAAAACTCATGAAGTCTAATAAATCGGTAGAAGGCAACTCATAACAAGCTTTTAGAATCTCGGAGTAAAAATTATCATAGGTCTCTTTTTTGATTTGTTCTTCGAATTTTTCATTAGCCGTTTTTGTAGCAAGCCACCAAGAAAAAATTACCGCTATTAGAGGTATTGACATTTTTAAAAGTTCTAATAAACATTCCATAATTATCACTTCCTTTCACTAGGAGATAACTAAATTATACACAACACAAAAATAAAAAGGAGGAAAAGGTATGATGAAAAATAGTTTGCAAGCTAAAGAACTTGCGGTAATTTTATCTGTTTCTAAATCCAAAGCAGGACAAATAATAAGAGAACTGAATAAAGAACTTGAAGACGAAGGGTACATTGCGATACGAGGCAGAATACCCGTCCAATTAGCTAGGAAAAAATTTCCTTATCACGACTTATCAGACCAGAGAATAATGGAGGAGTTGAAAAAAGAAAATGAGTAAAACTTATAAAAGCTACCTATTAGCAGTATTGTGCTTCACAGTCTTAGCGATTGTACTCATGCCGTTTCTATACTTCACTACAGCATGGTCAATTGCGGGATTCGCAAGTATCGCAACATTCATATTCTATAAGGAATATTTTTATGAAGAATAAAAAACTGCTACTTGCGACAACAAGTAACAGTGACAAACATTTATCAAAATATACAACTTAATTAAATCAAAATATACGGAGGTAGTCAACCATGACTAAAAATTATAAAGACATGACGCAGGAAGAAATAAAAGACTTATTATCTGAAAAAACGGCAGAATTGTATGAATTAGCGAAAGAAATTAAGGGAGAAAGTAAATTTGATATTTTGCTTTTCTCATCAATAGGAGTTATCGACGGAGATTATTTAGCAGGTTCAAGTTCTGTGATTGGTCATACTTTTGATCTTGCTTACTTATTGGATAGCACTAAGAGTTATAAAGATATTGTCAATGTTCTCCAAATGTGTAAATCACAAAAAATTCTCGGTATAGATGACAACAAGGAGGACGAG